CCGTTGCAGCACCGTGGATCATGATTCGTGCGTTACGACCCATACGAACGCCACCCTTGCCCGTAGAAGCATCGTAAGGGTTAGCAGCCATTGCCATGAACGATGCAGCGGAAGCTGCGATTGAATCAATGAGGGAGGTGACGACGGCAGGATGCTGTTTCATGGCTTCGTACATCGCAATACCTTCGAAGACCGACCCACCTTGCGACGCGTAGTGTACATCCAGGTATGGAGTCGTAACGCCTTTCAGGTCGTTCACGAAGTCCTGCTGCGTTACTCCGCCACCCCAACCATCGTCGCCGATGTCGTCGTAGATGTACAACTCAGTGGTATCAGTGCCAATGTTGCGCAGATCATACCACTTCTTACGGTTCGAAGCACCCTTTTGTAGTTGGTTCTGACGCTCCTGCAGCTGTGTCGCTAGCATCATTAGCTTGGACATTTTCACCTCCCTCGATTCAGCATAGCCTTGAGAATGGCACTAGTACTCGGCACTGGAGTGTCTGGATTCGCCGTAGTGTAAGCAGGATCGTTGGGAGTAGACGTCGAAGGGTTCGGAGGAGCTACGACCTTGAACTGCGGCAGGTCGAGAAGCTCGGCAGCCTCAGCCGGATCAACACCAGTCAGCACAAGTGTACGGAAGTTGTTAACCTTCGACGTCATATCCTTACGTTCGTCCTCAAGGTCAGGAGGCACAGGGTTCTCGTAGTCAAACTCAAGTCCAGTCGAAGCAGCTCCGAACAGCGGCAGGAACTGTGTATTCAGTGCGTGCTTGATACGCTCTAGCCGAGGAACCATCCGGTGGTTACTAAACTGTACATCACTAGCTTCACCAGAAGCTCTGTTGGCGTTCTCCAGCTTGCCGAGCATGAACTCTGGCATGCCGAATGCTTCACGAATGACGTCTCGTGACTGATCAAGCATCTCAACCAGCTGCATATCACGCTGACCTAGCGAGCTCGCTTGCCAGTCTGTGTCCTCTTCAAGGATCGCAACACGTCCGGCCTTGGTGACTCCGCGGTGACGCTCCTCGAACTGCATGCTCAGTCGATCGAACTCGCGGTCGCTAAGAGAGCTTTTCACCTTGATAATTCCGCCAGGGACGGCAGAGTTGGCGAAGAAGTTACGGTTATATGCGCCTGCTAGGTTCACACCTTCGAGCTGCGACAGAATGGTCTGTACTGCACCGAGGCCTCGACGTAAAGGACTTGGGTCGTTAGGGTCTGGCTGGAGCAGACGTACAACCTCGTACTGTTCGAATGGGATATCCTCACCATTCGGACCACGATAGATGTACTTCACTACTCCGTCGACCCACACCGGCTCCATCTTGTCAGGACGGACCAACTGCATTGTCGACGGCCCAAGCGCTCGCTGCTTGTTGACTCCGTCGAAGGTGAAGTAGTCAACGATCCACCAGGCTTCACCGACAAGCTCTACGTGCTGCTGGAAGCTCTCGATGAACAGCTGCTGAGGGTTCAACGGGTTCGGCATGTTCCAGACATCAAGAGCACGATGCGTAGTGACTTCCGTACGCTCATCCTCGATACCACTCTTGGACTTCTTCCACAGCTTCCAGCACACGAGGCTGGTCGAGGTTGCGTAGGTAGTGACAACACTGAATAGAGTACCGTTCGTACCCATAGCGTTAAGGTACACTGTCGCATTACCACGACCGATGGTGCTGAAGTTGTTGGAGCTAGAAGTCCAAGCAGTTGCAGGTAGAGCCTTAGAGCGACTGTCTCTATTGAAGAGGTCGAGGATGGCTTTCACTTGATCACCGTACCCGTCGACGATCAGTAATCTTTACACCCTCGGGCGAAAGAATGGTACGCCAGCTACCGTCTCCACGCATCTGCTGTACCTCACCAGTGACTTGGTCGAGTACAGTCGGAGCAGGATCGGCAGACGTCTTCGAGTAGAACTTGGCGAGCGCGTTACGCGTTGCGTACTCAAGCTCGTTCATCATAACCTCCTCGCGCACGACTGTCTGCGTTGGACTTAGCTGCCTTGTCAAGCAGTAGTAGCACCACTCCTAGCACTACGAACCCAAGTACGTTGCACACTATGAAGCCTGCAACGACGAACGCTGCTAGTCCTAATACACCGAGGACCGAGGCCACTAGCGACGTTACGAAGGCGATTGTAGCCTTTGTGGCCGTAGGTGTCTGCGCAATCAGTTTAGCGGCCCGCGCGGACCAATGATTATCAGCGAGCTGCTGGGGATGGCTGGGAGTATAAGTAGTCACCCTATGAACCTCACATTCGCTCTGCCAGTCAAGTCCATGTGCGCTACCATATACCGCATTGCGTCACAGCCATCGTCGCCAACCTTAACTGGATCCTCCTTGTTCGGGGACCAGATGTAGCCAGGGATCTCAGACAAGGTACTGATCGGCTTGTTGTCTCGGACTAGTTCAGGGTCAGCACGGACGAGTGCATTGCGGAGGAACTTAATCCGCTTCTCTTTCATCCGCACCGATGTCGCCTGAATGCCTCTCGACACGGTCTTGTTAGCAGCCTTCGTACCCATTAGCTGAAAGTGTCGCTTGAACGTCTCACGGTCTTCAGCGTCGTGGTCAGCTAGAATGACTTGCGGCTTAGGTTCGATCCACCGTCGTTGACCATCTACCTCAGGCGCTACGACGTTAAGTACATCTTCGACGAAGTCCTGAACCAGTCGCTTCGTCCGATAGAACTCACGGTAGAGGTACAGTTCACCATCGGGAGCTACTGCCCAGTTCTGAACGACCATTGGGTGAACGAAGCCGAAGTCGACGGACCAGAAGCGTGCCCAGTCTTCCCAACCCTTCGGCATCTCATCAACGATAAGGTCATTCTCGAACTCGGTATAGATCTGACCCTCTGCGCCTGCCCAAATGCCCTTGCGGTAGCGAAGGTAGAACACACCTGTAAGCTTGTCGAGACCTTCTTCGACGTATTCACGACCATACTCGGTCAGCTCACCGTTATCGTCGAACAGTCTAGGGTTCTCTTCGTGCGTAGCAGTCAACATCCGAATGGTGCCCGCGTCTGCACGTTGCTTCAGGAAGTGTGTGTCGGCTCCAGGGTTACACGCACCGAGTAGCTGGTGCCATGCTTTGGTGCTACCTTCGGGAACCATCTTACCATTACGAAGACGAATCACTAGCGCCTGCCAACCATCGACAGTCAGCTCGGTAGCCTCTTCGACGAAGATGAAGTCGTACTGTGTCGACATGATCTTGAGTGGGTTATCCATTCCACCCAACTCAATGGTCGACCCGTTCGAGTACAGGAAGGCTGCCGGCGACGATCCTGATCCGCCGTACCACTTAACGTCTCCACGGATGAGCTGCTCGTCGATCACAACGGACTTGAACTCCGCAACACACGAAGCTGACAAGGTCCGATACGTCTGACGAACGATAAGTCCTCTCATGCCGGGATACTTTAGTGCTACTGCGTTGAGCTTCTCGAGACACGCACGTGTCTTCCCGGTGCCAGCTGCTCCACAGATCAGAACTTCTTTATCTCTGATGTGGAAGATGTCTCGTGCAGACCCTCTTGGCCTAAAGCTATGCACACGATCTAGAGTATTACTCTGTGAACCCGTAGCCCCTTTGACCGCTAGGGTGCTCAAGGTAGTAACAACGGAACCTGAGGGCGCCGGAGACTGAGTCACAACGCCTCCAAGTCTACACCTTCGAGCTTCACCGTCAGGCTACCAGACACAGGCCCATCGACGGGAAGCAACTGGCCAAGCTCTTTCGCAATACTCTCAAGTGCCTTGTGCTTCATCTCGAGGAGGCGACTGTTCAGTTTGCCTTCGGACTCGAGCTGCCGTTCGAGGACTACGTTGATGTCTTCGATGTCCTGAGTGTACTCTGCAATGCGCTGGCTCTTATTGAAGGACCAGTTGGCTCGTAGCTTGTCGTCAGAGAGGTCAGCTTTGTACGCATCGATCTCTTCAGCATTACGCTTGGCAAAGCCTTTAACGGTTAGCTCGGCGCAATCAAACTTATCAGCGAGCTCTACTGGGGTGGCATCGCCAATGGCTAGGTCGCGAACAAGGCGGTAGCGATCACGTCCACGAATGTTCTCTCTACGTGCACGGCTTTCACCATCTACACTCGTGCCTTCCGTAGTCATCGCTACCACCTCCTTCGCTGCCTATGTGGATCAGAAAGCTTAGCACCGGATAGAATCTGGTTATCCTTAGTTACCGTTCAGCGCTCCGATGCCAACGCGAACACTAGATTAAAGGAATATAAGTTCCTTCTACTTCCTATTATAAAGGAGTCCATCTAAGAAAGCAAGATGGCAGTTTTTACCGTGTTACAATTTACAACAAAGTATCTCAATCATTTCAGGTAATACTCTCTACACCCTGAGCTCCCTCTTCCGTTCTCTAGCGTAGGATTCGCTACAGTAATCCTAGTTATACTCTCTACACCCTGGGAGCTCTTTGAGCCCTCTAAAGAGCTCCCAGAGAGCTCTTTGTGTTAAAGGGGGTAGGGGTGAAGGGGGTTCCCAATTGAAAGTCATCTATCTCTCAACTCTGCTCGACTACAGTAAATTCTCGGTACCCGAGACAAACATCTCGACTTTATTTATCCCAATTATTTTTCAAGTTGACAGTAGTGAGATTCAAATAGAAACAATATATAATTAAAACATGAGCAAGAAGAACTAGCTGAGGAGAGGATATGCCAGCTATGGTAGAGGACAAGCCCAAGCGTACCCTTCCGACCGGACGTCGACCGAAGTATCCGTGGGCGGAATGGTTCGATGGAAAGACACACACCATTACCAGAGGAGAAGACTTCCAAGTACCCCTTATGTCCATGAGAGGTATCCTACATCAGAGCGCCAAAGCAAAGGACGGGTCAGTGGAGACATACTTCGAGGGCAATAACGTCGTAGTGTTCGTGTTCACACCAAATCAGACAGTACACGAGGCGTAACCCCGCACAGAGCGGCTCGCTGATAGATTGGGGTTGCGCATGAAAAGGCAGGCGGCTTTTGAACTAGCTAAGCAGTACGCTAGCTTAGGCATTCCAGCATTCCCTATTAACAGTGAAAAAGAGCCTGCTACAGCTAACGGATTTAAAGATGCGACTACAAACACTGAGAAGCTCCTCGAACTTTTTAAGAATGGGCCTGAGAACTGTGGAGTAGGAGTATTCCCTGGGCCAGCGGGTTATGTGGTCCTAGACGTAGATGACAAAGGCGAACACCAAGGCAGCAAAGAGTGGACAGCTTGGCAAGAGAAGCACGGACAAGTACAAACTGCAACTGTAGTTACGGCATCAGGTGGTTACCACTACTGGTTTAAGAAGCTTAGCAATCGGCGTATTAGCAATGCAGAAGCTTTTAAGGACATTGATATTCGTGCGGACGGTGGCTACGTTGTAGCTGCTGGTACGTACTTTGAAGATAAAGAGTGGCAGTGGGTTAGCAACGGACTGAGAAGTGATATCAGCGAGCTCTTGAATTCCGTGGTGGCGCCTGAATGGCTGGACAGACTTTTAGAGTCAGCAGACTTGTCGACTC